GGTTTTGGTATCAGAGACTGACCGTCACGTTATCTGCTTTGGAGCCAACCCATTAGGTGAAACAGATCAAGATCCGTTGTTGATCCGTTGGTCTAGCCAAGAGAGCCTAACTGATTGGACACCTACAGCCACCAATACGGCAGGGGATTTACGTTTATCACAGGGCTCAGAGATTGTAACAGCGGTTAGAACTAGCCGTCAGATCCTAATCTGGACAGATCATACGCTGCATAGCTTACAGTTCCTAGGACCACCATACACATTTGGTACAGCTATGTTGGGTGACAACATCCGCATTGCCGGACCTAACACTGCAATCAGTGTCAACGACATCGTTTACTGGATGGGTCAAGAGAACTTCTATATGTACGATGGTCGTATTCAACCTATCCCATGTACTGTACGCCAGTATGTGTTCGATGATCTCAACAGAAATCAATCGTTTAAGTTTCACGCAGGGAGCCTAGCTAGCCAAAGTGAAGTTTGGTGGTACTATTGCTCTGCTTCTAGCGACGAAATCGATAGTTACGTTGTGTATAACTACCTCGAGCAAACGTGGGTATATGGTAAACTAGCCCGTACTGCATGGAATGATAGAGCGGCAGGGCAACGTTCATTCCCACAAGCAACAGGTGTAGACAGTTATCTATACAACCAGGAGAATGGTTTGGATGACGGAAGCACAAGTCCCGCATCTGCTATAGACGCATACGTTCAGTCCTCGGACTTTGACATAGGTGACGGCGATCACTTCATGTTGATCAACAAGGTTATACCAGATTTAAACTTCAGTCAGTCCACAGCTGCGGCACCAGAAGTAGAATTTACTATGGCTGCACGTAACTACAACGGCAGTGCGACAGGGCAAGGATCAGATAGTGGCGATGTTATTAGAACATCCGTGGTATCTGGTACAGATAATTACACCAAACAATTGTTTATGAGACTACGTGGAAGGCAGATGAGCTTGAAAGTATCTAGTGATACAACAGGAGTTAAATGGAGATTAGGCGCACCAAGACTGGATATGCGTCCTGATGGTCGTAGATGACCAGAAAGATTGTCCGACAAATAATTCCTATTGCTCCCTTGGAGTATAGTGCAGCTTATGTTAACCAATTAGCACGGACCTTGGACAACTTCATTGACGAACAACGTAGTCCTATAGTAAATTTCCAAGGAATACCTAGCGATGGCGCAGCAAATACGCTAGACTTAGGGGATATATTTGAAGCAAACGGCTTCTTGAAGATCGTTCGACAGGGCGATACCTACTCAGGAAGCGTTTCGGCAGACAGTTCGGTGGGCACAGTAACGGTGGTAATAACATGAGTGATCAAATAATTCAGATGCCTAACGGTACACAGTGGAAACCTTCCACAAGTTCTGATATAGTGCATTGTGTAAGCTGCGAAAACGCAGTCGATACGCCAGAAGAGATTGCATCCTACCCAAGTGGTAACTGCCCTGACTGCGGTGAACCATGGACAGGATCCGAGCGGCGCAGTACAACGATCGTGGTCACAATGCCCGAGCAGATAGTAGGTGAGGCGTAATGGGTTTAGGTAATTTAATTGGTGGATTTATAGGTAACGCTATAGCGCCTGGGCTTGGAAGCTTACTAGGAGCGGCAGGAGTTACAGGAATCGGAGCTCTTGTTGGTAAGCTCTTTGATAAAGACGATGACGGAGCGGCAGCTAACGAAGCACGGATGGCTAAGTGGAACAAGGGTCCTAGCCAAGAAGATGGTTGGGATCAAAACCTATTTAAATCTAGATACACGGGTCCTGATGGCAGAGCGCCTGCATTTACCACAGAAGAAGAACGAGATATCCATGACAAAATGGTAGAAGCTAAAGAAGCTCAAGCGGCTTTAATAACCCCAAAGCAAACGTTAGCCGGTGGAGGCATAGCGCAGTTTGCAGGTGGAGGCTTGATCCAAGGTCCAGGGACTGTGACGAGCGATTCAATACCAGGAGTTATCACACAGAACGGTCGCCCGGTTGAGGAAATCGCTGTAGGTAATGGCGAAGTTATTTTGTCAGGGAAAGATCTGGCTAACATGGATCCAGATGGAAACATGAAACGAGCAGGAATGCGCCTTGGTGGCGCGGCAAACGGAACACGCGGAGCGGAAGCAGCTAGAATGTTTGCTGAAGTTAGAAAGATGAAGGGTAACCAACATGGTTGAAAACTACACTAGCACTTCGGTAACCGACTTACCCGAGTGGCAGAAGAAATACATGAAGGAGATCCTAGATAGGGGTCAAGCTCTTGGTAAACAAGACTATACCCTACCAGGATATGAGGTTGCGGGCAGAACTCCTATGCAACAACAAGCTGCCAACCTAGCTATGCAGGGTGTTGGCGCATATGCTCCTATGTTACAGGCAGGGGCAGGCAGTGTCGGTACAGGATTGTCTGCGGCGCAAGCAGGATTAGATCCGTTAGCTGCATCTATCACATCGGCAGGTCAGATTGGTCAGCAAACAGCGGCAAACATATTAGATCCGAATGCAACGCAAGCGTATATGAACCCATATGAGGACGCAGTTGTTCAGCAAAGCATGAAAGATATAGCTCGTCAGGGTCAGATACAACAGCAAGGTCTAGCGGCGCAAGCTGTAGGCGCCGGAGCTTTTGGAGGATCACGTCAAGGTATTCAAGCGGCAGAGCAAAACAGAAACACGTTAGAGGCTCAAGCGCGAACAGCGGCAAACTTACGTCAGTCTGGTTACGCACAAGCACAGCAGCAGCAGTTAGCTAGAGCGCAAGCGGCAGGGCAAGCAGGATTAGCCGGAGCACAACTTATGCAACAAGGCGCAGGGCAGTACGGTCAGTTGGCGCAGGGCATTGGTAGCTTGGGTATGCAACAGGCTAAACTAGGCGAGGCGTTCCAAGGATTAAACATCAACGATATCAACACCTTAACAAGTCTTGGTGGTCAGGAACAACAACAGCGTCAATCAGAGATGGATGCAGCACGTCAGACTCAGTACCAAAATGTTATGCAACCATACCAACAGTTGGGTTTCTATTCAGATATATTCCAAGGCATGCCAACGTCTCAGTCTACGTTCACCAATCAGCAAAGACCTAGCCCGAGTGCAGTCTCACAGTTTGCAGGATTGGCAGGAGGTCTGTATAGTCTAGGTCAAACAGGAATGTTTGGCGGCGGAGGACAGTAGTATGAACAACGTGTTGAACCGAAAGATGTTCGTGAACCGCAATGCTCGTGCCAAGCTAGCAAACATGGGCGGCATACTAGCTTCATCTCCTGAGATGGTCGATGCCACACAGCGGTTTGCTCCTGGTGGCACGGTTACTACGGATGCGTCTGGTGCAACAGGGACGTTTACTGTAGATCCACAGCCTAGTTTTTTAGAGCGTTTACGCCAAGACTTATTACGAAAACTTCGTAACAACGAACCGTTTAATGAACAAGACCTACAAGTTATAGAAACTATAAACAACGGTTCTGGTGGTATTATGCAGAAGCTAGATAAAATCTTTGCTCCAAACGCAAAAACAGCGCGAGAAGAAAGAGGACAAAACATTATTGAAAGTAATTTGCCTCTTGGAGATGCCGATGACGAGGCTCCTGCTATTTTAGACATACCATTATCTAGTGCAGAAATACTTAGTGAACCAGAAATTGCACCAGAACGTATCAACGTTAACTCCGCAGAACTATTAGATACCTCTGATGACGACCGAGCGCGCCGTGGTTCTGCCAGAACAGCAATGGATTTCTCAACGGAGACTATTCCTACGGCTTCTGTTGACGATGACGAAGCTAGCTTGATGGAAAGAATAGATGAAATTTTTGCTCCGGCAGCAAAAGGCAAACGAGAAGACGCGATATCTACTATTGCTGACTTTAACGAAGCCGAGAAACAAGGCGCTGCTATGGGTGCGGCGGCAGAAGTGTTTACTCCACCAAGTCCTTACGAAGAAAAAATTCAAAAGAAAGAAGACGACGCTGACCGTGCTGAACGTATTGCGGCGGAAGATGAAGCCTTTGCCCAGGATGTTCCACCGGCTCCTTTTGTAGGCGAAAAGAATAAAGGCGATGTATACGAAGGCGATGGTAAATGGACAATAGAAGAGTTTCTCGAAGGACGTGAGGCGCCGCCGGCTCTTTCATCAAAGAAAATAAGCGATAAGATTGAAGGGTCGTCTGATCCAAGTGGAGACATGACTAATGCTGTAGGAGACGCACTAGGCGAGGATTTTGAAGGCATGGACATGCCAGAAAGAATTTCATCGTACAAGAAAATCTTGAGCGACCTGTTAGGAACGGACACCAAAGAAGACAAGAAGGAAGAGTTCTGGATGAACATGGCAATGGTGGGTTTTGCTGTTGCGGCGGGGGATGATCCAAGTGCAATTAAAAATATCGCTGATGGTTTGCTTGCAGGATCTAAGATGATGAAAGAAGACAAAGCTTCTAATCAAGCGCGTCAAGATAAAATCAATATGTTGGCACTAGAAGAGTCCAACAAAGACAAACGTTTAGCGGCTAGACTGCGTAGTGCAAAAACTCTTGCGGAAATAAAAGCAACAGGAACTTCGTCTTTTGCTACAGTAGATCGTTTATTTAAATCCGTGTTGGATAATACGTTAGCAGGCTACAAACTTCAGATAGAAGACGGAACAATATCCGCAGAAGACGCTGCATCACAAGCTATAAAGATTGCATCCGAATCGTTTCCAAACTCTCAGTTTGCTATAGGTAACTCCGGTGACGGAGACAGTGAGGATAATGTACCTGTGGTTTCTACCCAGGCTGACTTTGACGCATTAAAAACTGGTACTGTTTTCTTACAAAAAAATAATAAGGGTGTGTTTGAGCAACGAGAGAAAAAATAGGAGTTCAGTATGGCTGAAAAAATGTTCGGTGCACCTGTCAAGGTAGAAGAGACTCCTATGTTCGGTGCACCTGTTGAAGATCAACAAGAAGACGAATCCGATCAAACAGTCATTGGTTCTATTGCTCGGGGTGCCGGTGCAGGGATCGTGGACATCGGACAGGGGATCTCGGAACTTGGTGCTGCAGGTTTAGAAGCTGCGAATATAATTGACGAAGGCAGTCAGCAAGCTACGACTAAGTTCTTTGAAGATGCAAAAACCAACCTTGGTTTAACTCCAGAACGTACCGCAGGTAAAGTAGTAGAGACTATAGTAAACTACGGTGCTCCAGGTATTGGTGTGTTTAATTGGGTTTCTAAAGCAGACAAAGCTAGAAAAGCTTTGCAGTCTGGTACAGCGGTGAAAAAAGCACAGACATGGTTTGGCAAGTCAGCGCAGGCGTTTGGACGTAAGGCTCCGGGTGCTCTTACACAAACACGAGCAGGACGAGCGGCGTTAACTACCGCGGGAACTGGTGTTGCCGATGTGTTTGTTTCTCCTAGCACTATGACTACACTAGCGGATAGTTGGGATGCTATGCCTGAGTTTTTACAAACTGAGGACGAGGGATCTTTGACAGGGAAAGAACTGGCTGCTGTTCGCCTTAGAAACAAATTTCGTTTAGGTACTGAGGGTGCAAGTTTTAACCTTGCAGGCGAGATCGTACTACCTGTAGCAGGTGCTGTGATTAAAGGAATAGGAAGCAGTGAGCTTTCGGGCATGCCGACTTTGGCTAGAGGATTACAGTCTGGTATGGGGTTTCTTGGAGAAAAAGCAAAGGGTAATTTCCCTGGTGCCGCAAACTTTCTAAAAAGAAACTTTACTGCGGACGCCGGTGCTCCAGAAGAAATAGGTGCAGCTGTTCGAACGACAGAAGGTATGACAGACTCTCAAGAAGCTGCCGCTACTAGGCTACTTAATGAGTTTGACAAAGCTGTTAAAAAATCCATTAGATTACAGAAGCTTACAGGGCGAGGCAAGAAAGCTACGCAACGAACGTACAACGACACGATGGATTACCTTACAGGAGACTACGCGGCTACAGATTTGGACAAAGGAAAAACATTTGCCGAGAACTATGGTGAGGATGTAGCTAAATCTGTAGACGCCATGCGAGATAAAATAACAGAACTTAGTAGAGAGTTTAAACTTTCTGTAGATTCTGCGCCTAACTTAACACAAGATAATAAAGAACTTTTAAAGACTCAATTTACAAATAACGAGGGCACATATATCCGACGGTTGTATGAACTACACTTAGATCCCAAGAAGTTTAGTGACGTTGATTTTAAAACTATGCCTCAGTATGAACAAGCTAAAGAACAACTTCGAAAAGTAATACAGTTGAGAGAACCAGGTACCCCAACGGAACTTGCGGATCAAAAGGCAGACCTGTTTATCTCTGATGTTTTTGGTAAAGCCGCCACCAATTCTTTTGGTTTAACTCCAGAAGCTGCGGCACGGCAAAAGGCTGCAGGTGTAGCTCAAGGTGCGAAAGAAGTTGTGGGTCGAACATCTTTGTTTAAGTTAGCCGGTGGAATGCTCACAGATCGACTTGATTATTTAAATGCGGCTCCTGCCTTACGAGAAATGATGGGCGAAGTTCGCAATCCTAGGGATGCTTTCTTACTTACAGTAGACAACATGGCGACAACCATGGCTTCTCAAAAGTTATTCGACTCTATTAGTAACACAGCGCAATCACTTAGAGCGCCTGGTCAGATTCAATACTTTGATGAGGCTGTTGCAAAGATGAATGCAGGAGGAAGACCTTTTGCTATTAACGGCAGCGCTTTAACAGAAGATGATAAAATCGCTAAAGCTCTAACTAATGAGTATAATTACACTAAGTTGGGTGAAGCTAAGATAGATCATCCTTTTGGTGGGCCATACGGTTCCTTGTCTGGGCACTATGTGCCTACTGAAATAGCTAACAGCTTGACTACTCCTGGTCGAACACAATCATTTGTACAAGATGCACTAGCTGTATCCTTACAACTTAAAGGTATCTCCCAGATGTCAAAGACAGTGTTGAATCCATTGTCTCAAGTTCGTAACTTTTTATCCAACACATTTGTTGTTGGGGCGAACGGGTTGCTCGGACGTAACATGGGTATCTTTGAGAGTGGTCAGGTACTACTAGCCAACGCTATAGACAGTCCCGAACAGTTCAGACTTCTAAAGGCTATGCAGGACGAGGGTGCTATCGGGCAGAACATCCAACTCAGTGAAGTTAAGAACCTGTTAAAAGAACAAACAAAATCAGGTGTATCTGCTATGTTAAATACAGGGGGTAAGTTACTTCGTAAAACCCCAGTTGCGGGAACCACGGTCAACTTCATGGAGAAGACATATCAACTAGGCGACGACTATTGGAAAGTAGTTGGAGCGCTAGGAGAGAAAGCTAGGTATGGAGCGGCACTAAGAAAAGCAGGGTTAGATATTGAGAATGTTAATCCCGCGGTTCAAGACGCATTGGTCAATGCTAAGATAGCAAAACGTAAGACATCTATAGCGGGCACAGACTTTGGCGATATGTTAGCCGTGGATGTGGTAAAGCAAACAATGCCTGTGTATTCTATGGTTCCCGAAGTTATCAAATCTCTTCGTCGAATCCCGGTCATGGGTAACTTCATGGCGTTTCCCGCAGAGATTATTCGTACATCAGGTAACATCGTAAACAGATCAGTCAGAGAAATGGGTTTCAAAGCAACTGATGAATTGGTTAATGCAATTCAATCAAGCGCGCCAAACATGACTCGTGAGATTGCTGTGGAAAAAGCTAATGCGTTTGCTCGGCAGATTCGTGGTATCGGAGCGGAACGTCTTACAGGATATATCTCTATGGCTACTGTTGCACCAGGAGCTATGCGTAATGCAGCGCATGACGTTCTAGGTATTACTGAAGCTGAAGAGGATCTACTAGAGCAGAACAAACCTTACTGGTCTGAAGGTAATACAATGATGTATCTAGAGAAACCAGATGCAGACCTAAATGCCGAAGCTGTGGATCTATCTTACATGCTGCCGTATGAATTTATGTTGGCTCCTGCTCGTGCGGCGATGGAAGTATACAGAAACAAGGGTGCAGTCGGAGCTAACGAGGCAGAGCAACTTGGGTTCGCGGCTATGGCTGCGTTTAAAAAGTTTGCAGAACCATTCGCTTCCGAAGCTATGGCCACGGAACGTCTTGTTGATGTTACTTTACGTGATGGTAAAACCCAGACAGGTGCTGAGATATATGAGCCTGGAGAGATGTGGGGCGATAAACTTTCTAAGTCTATCAACCACGTTGCCGGAGCGTTTATACCTGGAATTGTAGAGCAAGCCTACACTGTTAAAGGTGGAGAGATCACTGAAGGCAGAATCAATCGCGCCTTCACAGATACTCCAAGTAAGGCAGGAGATGAATATTCTGTGGCAGAAGAAGCGGGCACCATGCTCACCGGACTACGGCCAATGAAAGTAAACATCGGCAGAAGTCTTGGGTATGACGGCGGAGCTTACTCAGCAGATAGATCAAGTGCCGTTCAGATATTTACTAAGGTGGCTGATGACAACGATGCTACTGCTGAAGATGTAATGGCTGCATACGTCAAAGCTAACGATGCCAAACGTAGACATCAGAGCCTGTTAAAAAACAAAATAGATACTGCCATGGATGCAGGATTTACTCGCGCTCAGATATACAGTTCGTTGAAGAACAGTGGTGTATCTAGAAAAGAAATTAGAAACATTCTTCGAAATAAGTTTGAACCTATTAAGATTAGTAGGAACCTAATTAGAGAAGTTAATAACGAAGTAAACGTCAAGAAAGAAAATCGAATCTTGCAAAGACTACCCACTGGGGAGATCAATGAGATCAGACGTTCAATGATAAATAGTGAGATTGTTCCAACTCAAGTAGAAGAACCTGTAGAATTATTTGGATCGCCCGTAGTTGAAGACGCGGCTCCTCAGGTACAAGCTGCACCAACGCAGAACTTCGTGGGCCAGGTATCTAATACGTTTGATAACGTGACGGACTCTGTTGTTGAAAAAGGCGGTGAAGTCTTTGATCGTGTCAAAGCATTCGTGCCATCGTTGTTAGGCGACCGAGCTAATCAAGAGATAGCCGATCGCGCTAGAGATAATCAGTAGTTTTCAATCTTTAATCTAACGCCGTTGCCACCGAACAATCTAATCAGTTCGTCGGCTTCGGCTTCAGCCTCGTTCATAATATCCTGGTCACCGCACATAGCTGCGAGGTTCAATCCCATATTAACAAAGTTCATTAACGCTTCTATCTGCATAGAGTGCATTTGGTGAAAGCCTAGTGATTCTACTTTCTTGGGATCGATCATTATAGTTCTCCTTTTTCGACCATATCAATACGTCGCCCTATCCAATTCATGACAGGAACTGCCATACTATTGCCTAACGCCTTGTATCTATGGCCATTAGGGCAATCCTCTGGCTCTTTATTCCTCCATGGTATCCTACTAAAGTCATCAGGGAAACCCTGTAATCTCTCGCATTCTTTAGGAGTGAGCCGCCTGACCGTTGAAGCGGCGACTAGATCTGTAGCATCCTTGTCGTCCCGTGCTTTAACTGTACTTGCAGTTCCGTCATCCGTGTAGTCTCCAAACCCACGCATTCTTGAAGCAACAACAGCGTGAACATCGGTAGCCGTCTGGCACGGGGACAGATCAACAAAGGGTTCTACCTGATTTCCACCGTTCTCTGGCTTACGACCAATCCAATTTCCAGGCAGAGCGTAGGTAACTAACGCTTCGGTTTCTACTCTGGAGTTTCCTGTGCGACTGAAAGGAGGGCCGACTGTAACTGTGGGGGCAACTCTTTGCCCCGCCTCTCGGCTCGGAGGAGGATTCCCCGACATGCTTTCGGGCTCAAATAAAACACTTGCGGCACGTCTCCAGTCTCCAAGATATCCGACAACGAACACACGTCGGCGTCTTTGTGGAACTCCGAAGAATTGTGCGTCCAGCATTCTGTAGGAGAACCCGTACCCGATTTTCCCCAACGCCCCGAGGAAGGTACCAAAATCCCGTCCTCCGTTGGAAGACAAGACACCGGGGACATTTTCCCAGACAATCCACTTGGGCTTAAATTGTTCAGCCATTGCAAGATATGTAAGCATGAGGCTTCCTCTCGGATCTGAGATTCCTTTTCTAAGTCCGGCGACGCTGTAGGACTGACATGGTGTCCCGCCAACAAGAAGCTCAATTGTTCTGTCATTATTCCATTCCTTAAATTTGGTCATGTCTCCATGATTTGGTATGTGTGGGTAGTGATGTTGCAACACGGCACTTGGAAAAGGGTCAACCTCACTGAACCATTGTGGCTCCCAACCCAATGGATGCCAAGCGGCAGTAGCCGCCTCGATGCCAGAGCATACTGATCCATACTTCATTCTATTTCTCCCCAGTCATCTTGTATATCCACGTCGATCTTAGACGGAACCTTTAGGTTAACGCCTGTCTCCATGATCTCTTTGATCCGAGCGGTCTGCTCTGGACTTTCGATGTTAAAACAAAGCTCGTCGTGTACCGTCAGCATAGGAGTAAGTCCCTCCTTGTAGCAATCAAGCATAGCTTTCTTTGTTTGATCGGCTGCCGATCCTTGGATCAATCTGTTCAACGCCTTGTAGGTAAACGCTCGACGGATACCTGCGCCGTTAACGCCGCCATATTCTTTCAACGCCTCATCATGTGGTAAAGGTTTGCCTGCACCAAATGTCTTAGGTTCCCAGAGATGAAACCTACACTTACGTCCTAGTAAGGTTCGGATCTGACCATTGCTTGCCGCTCTTCTAGAGGCCATCTCAGCCAACGCTTTAACAAACGGAACCTTGTCTCGATGCTGTTGCAATAGTTCCTTGGCGGTGTCTGGATCAACGTCAATCTGATTGGCTAGCTTGGCAACGCCCATGCCGTACATGATCCCAAGGTTCACGGCCTTGGCTTCTTTACGAGTGATACCTGCTAAGTCCGCAACCATCTGGTGTAGGTCTACGTCTGAAGTATTGTATTGCTCTACGATGTCCTCGAGTAGATCCTGCCTTGGCATGTCCCCAACACTGGCGGCGAAGTGTACCAACAATCTTGGTTCTTGGCTAGAATAATCGAACGATCCCCACTTATATCCATCTTCTGGTATAAACAAACCACGGATCAACTTCTTGATGTCCTTATCTCTGGCAGGTATCTGCTGCAGGTTTGGGTTGCTCGAAGAAAATCGCCCCGTGACTGTGCCCCCTTCGTCCCGACGAGTAGAGTGAAGCTCCGTATGGATACGACCATTGGTTTCGTGACGTAGTATACTGTCAATAAACGTACTGTCTGCCTTATCAAACTCACGGAGTTTAACTAAGTCCTGGCACACCTTGGATGGATGGCTACTGAGATAGCCCTTGTTGAACGAGGGAGCGCCTTTGTCGGTTCTCGGGTACTCTAGTCCCAACTTATCAAACATCTTAGCTATGGACGCTGACGCCCATATGTCAACGTCACCGCCTGCTTGCTTCTCGATCCCTTGGCGTAGTTCCTTTACTTTGCCACGGATTAATTTCTTGTTTCTCTCCGCCTTGTCGAGGTCTACACGCACACCGTTGCTTCGCATGTCTAGCATACAGGGGATCAGATCAGTTTCTATGTTCCAGATTTCCCATAGCTGTTCTTCTTCTAGCTTAACCTTTAGGAACTGCCAGAGTTTTAGCGTGGCTACAGCGTCTTGCTCGGCGTATGCACCCACATACATTGGGGGTAACTGCCACATCTCCGCTTTGGGATCTATGCCCCATGCTTTGGCGGCGGCTTTCAACATCTTCTCGTCCTTACGGATACCCGCGTAGTCTCTAGCCATAGCATCAAGACCAAACGACCAACGGTTCTCGTCAACCAACGCGCCTGTAATCATTGTATCAATGATACGACCTTTGATCTCGATGCCCTCGGCTCTCATCCAACCCGCATCGTAGGTTGCATTGTGCATAATCACCTTCATCTCGGGGACAGACATCTGTTTCTTCAACCACTTTAGTGCAAACTTAGGGTCCAGGTTGTGTCCGTTCTCATGTCTGATAGGGAAATAGCCTTTGTATTCTCCCGCAGCTACAGCAATGCCAATGATGTGCCCATCTTTTCGCGCCCATCCTGGTCCAAGGTTCTTAATGTTAGGATCTTTGGTTTCTAAATCCACAGCAACTTCGCTGTAACCAGTGAGATCAGGGAACTCTGGTGGTATGTTCCAGTCAGAGTCAATCATATCCATCTCACCTTTGAATTGGTGATGTAGATCGCTACCAAATAAGTTATTCATTTCTTGAGCCTAAGTTTCTTTAGTAGTTTCTTGAACCATTTGCTGTTGCGAATGTCCTGTTCCATTTGTCCTAGCATCTCTGCCAAACGATCTATCTCTCTCATGATCTGATTCCTTTTTCTGCTCGTTCAGAGAACTCTCCTCCCAACGCAGTGTACCCTGCTTTGTCGATCCATGAATCCTGGTGGTCTATCGTTTCCAGTAACCTAGAAGTTTTCAACCAGTCCATCATCAGTACGACATGTTGTTCAGTGACCTCACCATGACTTAGTATAGCACCACGAATGATTATATTCCAACCCTCGGCTATACGACTGTGATTATCAAACGCATCCCCGTAATCCTTGGCTCTCTGTCCACTGATTAATTCCTTGGCGGTGTCTAAGATTTCTGTACGTTTCATAATGTATACCTGTATTTGTTATCGGATTGTAATATGTATAGTCGTCGTCGGGCTCTTGTTATCCCAACATAGAATGCTCGATGCTCGTCTTCTGGAAACAGTGTTTCATAGCATGCCTTAGTAGATGCTGTGTACACCACGCAGTTATCATCTTCTCCACCTTTCATAGCATGGAATGTAGACAACTTAATCCTTGGCGCAGACAGAAGTCCCTCGCCCCTTCGTTCTATAGCCTCGATATAGTTTCTCTCAGACGTACTGACCTTCAACACATCATACGCAGAACTCTCTGCTCCACATAACAGACCAAGATCGTTTTGAAGTTGAGCCATATCTATCAAAGCCTCGGGATCTAACGCATCCAGTAGCTTGGACGATGCACGTTTGAGCTTGGCATCCTTCCCTTGTTTAGGCAGGGCAGAGTACAGCTGCCGAATCCGTTCTAAGCCCACGGACTTATCCTGACATAGATCGTTCCACGTTAAGATGTTGCCCACCAATTTGTCTGAGATACTGGGGTATCCACGTACAGAATACTTGAACCCTGACTTACGAAACCATTTGGCTAGCTCTATTACATAGAAGTTTGTTCGACACATCACTGTCCATGTTCCTTCTTGGAAGGGGATAGAGTCCAGATGATAAGTGTATTCAACCATGCCCTCCTCTTCACGAGGCTCGAACTCTTTCTCTAAACGGCCACCTATCCTTTCGGATATAACACTAGCCAAACGATGTACGGATCTAGGTATACGATAGGATTGTGTGAGACGCTCGACGTTGTCAGAAGATTTGATAAACAAATCAACATCAACACCCGTCCATCTGTGAACAGCCTGGTCATCATCCCCTGCAATAATTACTCTTCCTGCTTTGGAAGCTATGAACTTAGCCATCTCCCACTGGAGCGGTGTAAAATCCTGGGCTTCGTCTATGAATAGATAGTCTAAGCTCGGTGGATCTCCCACATCGATGTACTTCTCTATCATATCTACGAAGTCATACTTTCCCATGGCAGATTTGTATTCGCTCAGTTGCTGATTTAGCTGTACAAGTTTAGGGTAGAACAGTTCTCTGTTGGCCGCATGGTTAAACTCTTCTTCCAAAGTAACCATTCGGTATCGAGCTCGATGCTCTAGCTGTAGATACTGTGATCCAGATCCTCCGATAGTAGGTAATTGAATGCCATCATCGATACTTGTCTTGTCATCTCCTTCAAAGTTAAGACCAAGATCCGATCCAACAACAGCATAGTCCTCGGCACTCATAACGTCCTGACGCTGTAATCCCAATCCATTGAACCCAAACGAATGACTGGTTCTCATGTAAGGGAAATCCTTGGGGGTTAGGTTGAACTCAGCACAAGCTCGAGACACCATCTCCTCAATAGCCTTTCGGGTAAACGAGATCACACCAATGCGAGAAGGATGTACCCCAGAATCTAAGGCGCTCTTAATTTCCTGTATCAACCGATAAGTTTTACCGCAACCAGGAGGACCCAGTATAAGTAGAGAGTTATCGATCATAGATCCTTGCCCCTCGGTCTAGAGTTTACCCAGTCCTCGATCTCTGTCAGAACCCAACGGCTTGACGATCTCTTACTGTGTTCGTCTCCTAGAACTATTGGCTGCGGAAAGTCTGTCTTCTGAGCAACCAACTTATAGATGTAGGACTTGGATACCCCTAGCATCTGAGCTACTTCTCCTACGCGCAGTAGTCTATTAGAATGGGATGTCATTGTTCATCTCCCTTACTGATAATTCTATTTCTTCTTGTTCGAAAGCAGGTATGTGCCAACACCTAAACTTTGTTCTTTTACCGTCGGCCTTTTGAATGTTTTGAACACCGTTGTCCCCGCCCATGTCGCGGATCATCTGGATAAGATGGCCTCTGTTGTCCACCTTAAATCTTCGGTGATGCAGATAATCTATTAACCCTTCGAGCTTAAACTTTGTAACTCCGTCATCTGTCCACGGTTTACCCATCTCCATCTCCTCGGGAGCCATCGCTCGAATGTGGCTCGTGCAATAAGATTTAAGATGCTCCTTAAACTGTCCCTTGACTGTGGCTTCTTCTGGAACTTCAAGCACAGTAGCGTCTTGCATCAACTGGTTTATCATCTGCTGCCACTTCTGGGGTTTAACTGTCGGAGGCATGATGTTCATCTGCTCCATGCATGCTCGTTGCCAAAGCACTTGGTTCTGTAATTGCTCTGTTGAAATCTGTATGCGTGACCCATCAACATCCATGAAGTATACTCTAGGTTCGGATAACATAATAGTCAGTCCGCCAACACTGGGCATGTCAGGGGATTCATTACCTATCCCATGCTTACGACTAGCGCACAGCGTAGGATCACAGTAACTTTTGAAAGGTTCTTCTTTACATTTGTACGCCCAATCCTTCTTGTCCAGGGATTTACCTAGGTTGATAACTTCGTGAGAAGGTAACGGCTCCGTACACAGCGTTCGATTAAACTCTTCTAACTTGCTTTTCCAGTTATCAGGTTCAGATAACTTAGCGTAGATACCGCATTGATACATGCAAGTATTGCGGGGTGTATCGATAGGACCATCCGCAAACAAATGCTCAAGGCAGGGCGGACCATCGGTGAAATACTTACGTTTGCCAGAGAAGCGCAGACCTTCAAGCTCGGACTCTGTTACACGGATCTCTTCGACCGCATCGAGGAACTCATCTAGTTCTAATGCTTCACACTTAGCATTGAATGCGTAGCGTTGTGGCATCTCAGCATTGAAGTAAGGCATGTTGATGAAGTTACCTACATCTCCACGCTCTGCAATTATAGTATCTTGTTTTGGAAAGATCTCACAGCCACTGAACCCTAGAGCTATAGACATCTCAGTTAGGTAGTCTCGGATGTTAGCTGCAGGAACCCAG